ATGATGATAAATAACAAAATGCCAGCTATGGAAATAACAAAAAAAGGGAAAATCCCAAGGGTCCTATTGAATCTTTTGAGTCCTATTTTTATCCTTCAAGACCTCTCATTCTCCATCTTCTTCTTTTCCCGGACAGGCTTTGAGCCTCTTTTCGTTTTAGAAGATTTATAAGAAAAATTAACGTCTAAGTTAACTGTTATGAGAGGATTCATTTTATGTGTGTATTAAGTCCTATCGGCAAGCTTCGATTTACTGATTGTTTTAGAAAAGTCTTATATGACTTGTATGGAGAAGAAGAATCCAAAATCTATTGGTTTTTTCAAAAAAAACGTCATTATATTTTGGATGTGGGTGCTGATGAGGTTGGGTATGACCTCTACTATTATTATATTCAAGAAGCTATTTTAAGGTTTGAGAGGTTATGCCTCGCTCATAAGGACGATATCCATCTTTATGAGATTATTTTCAAACAATCAGGCGACGAAGTGATTCAGCTTACATGGCCTCAATTTTTTGGCAAGCGCATGGAATTCTATAGGAATGATGGTCAGCGATTTAATGCCGAGTATAAACCTATGAGCGTTTTATGCGTGAGCGCGAATTTTATCTCGTGCCTTTCCAATAAAAGGGTATCCTTGTTTGCAGAAGATTTCACGCTCAATGACTTTGCCCTTAAATTTGATGTGATGTATAAGGACATGAAAAGACGAAACTATCGTTTGACCCCTGATATTACGGTTAAGGAGTTCTACAGGGATATTATTAAACCTTTATATCCTACTCTTAGTCTCAATGAGCAGAATCTTCTTTGGAAATTTTTCATGTTGAGAGAATCTCTTGTTGAGACTAAAACTGGATCGAGTTTGATTGGCCTAGAAGCCCACTCTCTAAAGTTGCCTGTCCCACAAGCAGTAAGACAGGCGATTACATAACAAGCTTATTATTACTATCAGCAATGTCGTTAGGATGTAAAGCCGTCCTAACGGCTTTTTTGTCATCGTCCATGACATTCCTTGTTTTTTGGCCACGTTCCTAATGTTTCTGGGGGGTAAAGCTGAGGGTTTGGGGTGGGTTGGCAAAAGTTCCTATTCTTTTTCTTCTCAAATGTCAATACCCTGCGTTTCATGACGTAAAAAATATTTTCATCTTCCGCGTCATGACGTGCATTTTTTTACAAAGAAATTAACTTAATTGATCTGAATTTGAACGGCGCTGTTTTGCTCTCAAAACCGCAGATTACCTTATGTTTTGGTTTTTTGTCTTAAAAGGCTCAAGAGGAGAGAAAATGGAAAAATATTTCAATGAGGATGTTGCTTACATTATCTTCACGCAATAGTCAAGATGCTTCGTTCCATGACGATCAACCATTTTGAGATGGGGTGAGTCATGACGGTCATCTTCATTTATGGTCATTTTTGTCTCCGCGTCATGACGGCCGTGATCTAGAAATCTTTATCGTCATGACGTTCTTTTTCTCTCTCTAAGAATAGCCCAAAGTTTGTTCAATTTTCTCTGACTCCTTCGGTATTGAAGCCCGCAGAATCATTGCATTTTAGGTGCTATGAGGGTCGAAACCAAAGGTCAAAGCTTCCTTATAATATTCTAAAATCAATGTCAACACCTCGCGTTTCATGACGTTAAGATTTTTTTGGCAGTGACCGTCATGACGACGCCTCCATTTTGGAGAGGATTTTTCATTTTCGTCATGACGAATGAGGCTGCAATTTTTTTATCGTCATGGAACGCAAAAGTTTCTTTTTGTGTTTTTTAAGGCTTTCATAAACCCATCAACCAGCCTTTGCGGGCTTTTAATTGAGAAAGGATATCCATGATGGCAAAAAAATTTATCAACGCAGACGGTCTGACTTCTAAGACACGGGTCGCTCCAGAATTAGAAGCAGGGGACGAGGAATTCTATTACACCACCCAGGAACTGAGCGGTCTTTTAGGCGTTGCTCCTAGCACCTTAAGCGCCTATCGATGTGCTGGCGTGGGTCCTAAATTCATTGTTTTTGGTCATCGGACGCTTCGGTATGCCCGAAGTGATATACAGGCCTACATGAAGGATAGAGCGCGTCAATCGACCTCTGAAGAAGGCCCCTTAATGCCTGCTTTTAATAACCGCCGCTAGATAAGGAATACTTTATGTCGCTGCATCTTAAAAAACCAACCCTTGAGCATGATGACCTGAGTTTTTTTAAAACTCTTTATCACACATCGGTGAAAGACATCATGGAGATGGATGCTCTCAAAATCCAAAGCCTGATGACAAGAACCGAAGCCCTGAGCCGCTGGCTCGAAGGGATTCACAAACTGGCCCACACTTTAAATATGAAAGGACACTAAACAATGACTCTACCAAGCCAACACCCCTATCCCTTCCTTTGCGTAGATGATGATGAACCCGCCTTTGAGGTTCTGCTTTCCAAGAATTTGAAGAAATTATTCGGGCTTGATCAAAAAGAGATGGACATGTTTATGACGGACACAGGCCTTTTTCCGATGTGTTTTATGGGCATTGGAGACGTCTTTGCAGAATCGGAAGAGGAAGGAAACTAAATCATGACGTTACCTATTTTATCGGCTGATCAACGCCTAGCAGAACAACGCGGGATCAAAGGCTGTATCTTTGGCAAATCCGGCATTGGCAAGACAACATTGTTATGGACACTACCCCAGGAGAAAACCCTCTTTGTTGATTTAGAGGCGGGTGATCTAGCTGTAGAAGGGTGGAAAGGCCATACCTTACGCCCTCGAACCTGGACAGAGTGCCGTGACTATGCCGTGTTTATAGGCGGTCCCAATCCCTCTTTACGGGATGAGCAACCCTATAGCCAAAAGCACTTTGATGGAGTTTGTGAGCTCTTTGGCAACCCTGAGTCTTTGAACCGTTACGACACTGTGTTTATCGACTCCATCACTGTGGCAGCGCGTCTGTGCTTTCAATGGTGCAAGGGTGAACCCCAAGCGTTTAGCGAAAAAAATGGTAAACCGGATACCCGAGGAGCCTACGGTTTGCAGGGGCAAGAAATGATCGCCTGGCTGACTCATCTCCAACATACCCGTAATAAGAACGTTTGGTTTGTCGGCATTTTGGATGAAAAGACGGATGACTTTAACCGCCGCCTTTATCAGCCCCAGATTGAGGGCAGCAAAACGGGCTTAGAGTTACCCGGTATTGTGGATCAAGTCATCACCATGGCTGACGTCACAGCGACCGAAGGGATCAAAGACAGCAAGTTCTATCGCGTGTTTGTCTGCCAAACCTTAAATCCCTACGGCTATCCCGCCAAGGATCGATCGGGACGCCTAGAGCTTCTGGAAGAACCCCATTTGGGGAGACTCATGGAGAAGATTCGCAAACCCCTCACCAATCGATCCGCAACCCTAACCTTTCCGATTCCACAACCTTCTAAACCCCACCAACAAGGAGCATAAATGATGACTTATAACAATACGACGAACATGTCCCATACCTATAATGGCCTTGATCATAATGGCCTGGATTATAACGATGCCAAACCCCAAGGCGTCTTTGATGTCATTCCCAAAGGAACTGTAGCTCGGGTCATCATGACTATTAGACCTGGGGGATATGATGATCCTCAGAGAAACTATACTGGTGGCTGGGCAACCCTTAATCCAAACACCGGTTCTATTTACCTATCGTGTGAATACAGCGTTTTAGAACAAGGAGAGTATTACGGTCAAAGAATCTGGGGGTTTATTGGTCTGCACAGCCCCAAGAGCGATGTCTGGGCCACCATGGGACGCTCAATGATTCGAGGGATTTTAGATTCCGCTCGAGGGTTTTCTTCCAAGGATGAGTCCATAGGCGCTAAAGCTGCCAGAAAGATTAAGGGTTTTGGCGATTTGAATGGCATTGAGTTTGTGGCCCGCATTGATGTGGAGAAAGACAAAGATACCGATGAGCTTCGCAATGTGATCAAGGCGGCCGTGACCAAAGACCAAAAGGATTATGCGGGTCATGACTCAGGCTATTATGCCGGGACGTCATCCTCAACAGCCTCTTGGGCTCGGTAAGGAGGGGTTGAGACGATGTTACTCAGACCCAGGCAAAAAGAATTGGTGGATCGGGCTGTTGAAGCTTTACAAACGCATGGTAACACGCTGGCCGTTGCTCCCACAGGGGCTGGAAAGACGATCATGTTGTCAGCTGCGATTGGAGCGTTATGCAAATCCACAACGGCTAAAACCGATTGGGTTAAGACCTGTGTGATTGCCCACCGGCATGAATTAATTTTACAAAACCAAGATAAGTTTTGTCGGGTCAATCCTCATCTCTCCACCAGTATTTTTAATGCTTGGGAAAAATCATGGCAAGGGGACACCACCTTTGCCATGGTTCAAACCTTGTCTCGGTATAAGAATTTGATAACCATGCCGCCCTTGGATTTGTTGGTTATTGATGAAGCTCACCATGCGCGGGCTGATACGTATGTTCGTGTCGTGGACTATGCCAAATCTTTAAACCCTAACATAAAACTGTTGGGTGTCACCGCGACCCCTAACCGAGGTGACAAAAGGGGTTTAGGAACGTTATTCAACAATGTCTGTGACCAAATCTTCTTTAAGGATCTTATGGATTCTGGAGACCTGGTCAGACCTCGAACCTTTGTGATGGACCAAGACGCTTTGGAAAAATTCCAAGACGTCAAGAAAGTCGAAGATGGTGAGTTTGATATGGTTGCCGCGGCTGGGCTTATGGACACCAAACCTCAGAATAAGGCTGTGGTGGCTCACTGGAAAAAGAAAGCTGGCGATCGGCAAACCGTAGTGTTTTGCTCAACCGTGGATCATGCCTTGCATATCTATCACGCCTTTACCCGAGCACATATTAAAACTGTGCTCATCCATGGGAAAATGGATAAAGACGAACGTGAGGAAGCTCTACGCCTCTATACCAGCGGACAAGCCCAAGTCATTGTGAATGTCTCGATCTTAACCGAAGGCTGGGACCATCCACCGACGTCTTGTATCGTGTTGCTTCGCCCTTGTGCCCATCAGGCCACTTTTATCCAAATGGTGGGTCGAGGTCTTCGTCCTGTTAACCCTGAAGAGTATCCGGGGGTTCAGAAAACCGATTGTATAGTCTTGGATTTTGGCAATGCCACGCTGATCCATGGCAAGCTCGAACAAACGGTTATCTTGGAAGATCGCCAAACAGAGGAAGAGAAAGAAGCCGCCTATCAGAGACATTTTCCCCAAGTTTGTCCTGAATGTAAGGAGCGGGTTGTTTCTCTTGAGCCGGAATGTCCTAAATGTGGTTATAAAGCCCCGGAACCTGAACCGAAAGAGCATCAGGAAGGCTCTTTAAAGGCAGACGAATTTAGTATGAGGGAAGTCACTCTCTTAGAACAGTCTGCGTTTTCATGGATTTCTTTGGACGATGATCAACAAACCTTGATGGCAGGTGGCCTTGAGGCCTGGAGCCGTGTGGTGTTTAGAGACGGCCAGTGGCATGCGATTGGGGGTCTTCATAAAGAAAAAACCTATCTTTTGACCACAGGAGACAAAATGAGTTGTTTAGCCGCGGCCGATGATTGGATGGACCAACAAGAAACCGATGATCGTGCTCATAAAACGAGAAGTTGGTTAACTCTTCCTCCTACACCCAACCAACTTCGGCATTTGCCTGAGCACGATAACGACTACGACATGACCCGTTATCAAGCAGCCCTATTGATAACCCTAAAACGCAAGAACGACGAAATCGAAACGGTCCTAACCCAAGGAGGTTCGTTATGATGCCCCACAAAATCCCTAACAAAACACAGATAGCCTTGGAATTCGCGTTAACGCTGATCCAAGGAACGACTGATTTTTATCAGGAGGACCTCTTCAAGAATGCCTCCCCCCAACTCGAACCTAAGGATTGTCTTTGTATGCCTGTTACCCATGATTTTAATGCCGTTTCGTCAACGGGAGACACGCCCAGCGACACAATTAACAAGCTGATTGACGACGCTTTGCAACAAGACCATGCCTTAAAACTCGGTCGTGACTATCTGGGAGCATCGCGATTAGGAGAGCCTTGTGCTCGGGCTTTGCAATATGACTACACCCAAACATCTCGTGATAAGCCCTTTACAGGCCAAACATTACGGATCTTTGAGATGGGCCATATGCTTGAAAAGAGGACGTGGCAGTGGTTGCAGGGCGCTGGTTTTGTCATTGACACACATGATCCTGCCACGGGAGAGGTTTATGGCTTCTCGGCTGCACAAGGACAGCTACAAGGGCATGTGGATGGAATTATGTGGCAGGTTCCAGAAAGTCTAGAGCCAGCGATCAAAGTGCCTGCCATTTGGGAATGCAAGTCCTTGAATGCCAAATCCTGGAAACACCTGGTCGACAAAGGGGTAAAGGTTTCTAAGCCTGTCTACGCCGTTCAAATCGCTTTGTATCAAGCCTATATGGAAGAACTGATCCCGGGCGTTTCGCAGAACCCAGCTCTTTTAACGGCGGTGAATAAGGATACCTCAGAAATCTACCATGAGTTCGTGCCTTTTGACGCTGCGCTGGCTCAAACGGCCAGCGATCGAGCTGTTCATATTCTACGGGCCACCCAAGCTGGAGAAACCTTGCCCCGTATCTCCCAGGATCCTGATTCTTTTTATTGTCGTTTTTGTGACTGGCAGAACACCTGCTGGAAGGAGATTGTCTAATGCAGCCCCCTCTGACCGTGATGACCAATCCCAACTGGCTGGATTTTAATGATGCAGCTCCTCAAAGCTTTATCGTCCCCAACCATGAGCAAAAGCTGAGTGTTGAGATGCTCAAACAGCGCCTGCATAATCAACTCACCACCGTCTTGGTTCATTTGTTTCCTTATGGCAGAATTAGGCAACCACACTTCGTTATTGGCAATGTCCAAGGTGACGCTGGCGAGAGTTTAAAGGTTGAGCTGACAGGGCCTAAAATCGGCATGTGGCATGATTTTGCCACCGGAGAAGGGGGTGATATTCTCTCCTTATGGGGAGCTGCCAAGGGATGGGATCATCGTCACGAATTCCCAGAAATTGTGAGTTCCATTCATGAATGGTTGGGAATGCCTCTGGGAATGGATACATATTCTCCAGGCAACACCCTTCAGCCACCTTATCAACCACCTCTATCTCAGACAACCTCTGGATCATATGAAGAATTAGGGGCCCCGACCGACAGCTGGAAGTATGAAGATGCTAAGGGGAATCTGCTGGCGTGTGTCTATCGGTATGACACCCCTAAAGGCAAACAGTTCCGACCTTGGGATGTCAAAACACGGGCCTTTAAAACGCCAGATCCTCGCCCTTTGTACAATCAACGAGGCATGATCAATTCAGAAACGGTTATTGTCGTCGAAGGCGAGAAATGTGCGCAAACGTTGATTGATTTAGGTATCTGTGCCACCACAGCCATGAATGGGGCCAAGGCGCCATTAGATAAAACGGATTGGTCGCCTTTACACGGCAAACACATGATCATCTGGCCTGATCATGATACAGTGGGTCAAGAGTATGCTGACAGGCTTGTAATCAAACTCAAAACATTAGGGATTACTTCTCTCTCAAAAGTAGTCATCCCTGACGACAAACCTGAGTCGTGGGATGCAGCCGATGCCTTTGAGGAAGGGGTGGACATTGACGCGTTGTTACAAGCTCAGACACAACCGATTGACCTTACAATCGCCAATACTGAAGAAACGCTGCCTTCAGCGACTGCCGGTGAAGTGATGACAGACAGAACACCCTCCCCACAAGATTGGATAGCCCCGCGTATTTTGACGCCTGGCGGTTTATTGGTACTGGGAGGTGCTCCTAAGGTGGGTAAAACAGACATGATTCTCAGCTGGCTAGCTCATATGGCCGCTGGTTTGCCGTTCCTGGGTATGATCCCTCCCAGACCCTTAAAGATCTTTTATCTGCAAACGGAAATTATGCGTCCTTACTTAAGAGAAAGGTTACAAAACCTAAAGTTTGATCCCAATTTCCTACCACTTCTCCACAAAAATTTGGTTGTCACGTTTCAAGTGCGACTGTTGTTGAATGAAGATGGTGTTAACAAGGTTTATGAGACGGTGAAACGCTTCTTTAAGCCAGAAGAAGTAGACATTTTAGTCATCGACCCGTTGCGCAATGTTTATGATGCGGGTAAATCAGGCAGTGAAAACGACAATATGGCGATGTTGGCTTTCTTACAAGATCGGGTAGAAAAACTCCGGGCCATGCTAAACCCGACTATGGGCGTTATTTTAACGCACCATACCAAGAAAGTGACCAAAGCGATGGTGGAAGAAGATCCTTTCCAGGCTTTAAGCGGAGCGGGCAGCTTACGAAGCTTTTATACCACGGGCATGCTGTTGTTTAAAGCGGATGAAAAGCAAAGTGTGCGGAACCTGATGTTTGAGTTGCGCAATGGGGAAGCTATTCAGGCAAAGCTCGTGGATAAAATTGATGGCACTTGGCAGGAGATGTCATTCAACTGCGAGAGAATTGTCCAAAAAGAATATGGCGCTAAACTGGATGCTGAACGTCATCGTCGCCACGATGTGATCTTGCAGTTAATATTTGATGAGGCCCGTGAGGGACGTTTGTATACACCAGCCCAGTTTAGAGAGGCTTTTGAGGGGCATGCAGGCCTTGGGGGTGAGAGAACCATTCATAATCGTTTGAGTGTTTTAGCAACCAAAGGCTACATCAAGTTCAACAAGGATAAGGCGATTGCCATGGGCATCAAAAGCAAGTATGGCATCATGTGCGTAGAAGACATGGAAATACCAACGAACATGGAAGAAGTAGACATTGATACAGGGGAAGTGCTGCCTATTATGCAACCTGTGCTACCTACCCACTTTAAGGAGAGTCAGAGCGGGGCCATTCTGCCCGTGGAAAATCCTGACGTGTGGGTTTATTTGGACTGATGTGTAGTCATCTTCAAAATAAGAGCTCTGAGTGTTATTCTCGTACGTAAAAAATTCCTACGATGAAAATACGGATATGAAAGCTCATTCCATTAATTTATAGGTTTGCGTGGTAATCGGGTGTGATTATATGTTCTGTACTTTACATCTGCCTGATATTTTATATCAACGCAAAAAAATAAAGGATTAAAAAATGAAGAAAAGTAATAAAATGTTAGCGATTTTAGGATGCTGTGCTGTCCTATCATCTCATGGTTTTTCTTCTGAGTGTAACTGGGCTAAGGATGAGGACTTGTCAGGAGGAAAACTTCTTTCCTCTGTCTTTAGAATTCCCAACTCTCTAATCGCAAGCTTAAGGAGAGATTTAGCAGAAGGATTTGCTGAAAGGAAAGCACGTAAAGCAATTAATAGGCTAAGCGAATCTTTCTCTTATTTTTGTGAAAGGGGGTCAAGTGAAACAGTCTTACTGAATCTCTCTAATAACAGTTTATTAGATTATGATATTGCTTATTTACCCTCAGTCATTATATCAAAATCCAGCCTCTTGAAATTAGATCTTTCTTCGAATGGCATTACTCCTATAGGGGCAAAACACATTCTGCATTGGTTGATAGATCAAAGATATTTTTTCGATATTATCTCACCTGCTAGCCACAATCAGACTTTGGCAGAAATTGACTTAAGAGGAAATAAAATTCCGACTATTTGCAACAAAGAATTAGATCAATTGGTTGTTAAAGTAAACAAAAGCCGAGATTTAATGAAAAGTCCAAAATTTGTATTAAGGTTAGACCGTTAAATATTTGATGGGTTGATAGACCATTTATCATTGGCCTTGATGGATCAGTGACAAACCTGTTGCATCCGGGCCCACTCCAGTAAAGCCAGTGCATCCGCTTCATTGTCATCCTGGGGTTGATAACCTTTGGCTCTAACGGATGCCAGCACTTCCTGTTTGCTGGCATTGCCTTTACCGGTGGCGTGGTGCTTAATGGTGCCAACGCTAACACCCTGATACGGAATAGATTCCTTTTCGCACCAAGCTGTTAAGGTGGCTAAGAATCCCCCGTAGGCATGCGCGGCATCGACACCTAAATGCCGTCTAACTTCCTCAAAATAGACTTCTGCAAGGTTACCTCCCGCTAAGGCTTTCATCTCGTCTAGCCAGCGACAGAAGCGAAGATAGCGCATGCCACCCCCTTGATACCGATCGTTCTTGAAGCTCAGGGTTCCGCTGGCTATGATGCCATCATGATGCAACAACGACCAACCTGTTTGGGTACCAAGATCGAGGGCTAAAAGGGTTGTCATAATGTTTCCTTTTTTACTTACGCGCTGGCGATTATTTATTTACCTATCATACCCTATACTTGTAGGGATGTCCACAAGGAAAACTGCGGATTTGAAGGTACATCGCCGCTATGCCCGTTTAATTGCACGCACAGCGGTTTTAGGGGTCGAGGATCACTCACCTATGGAATTTCCGATCAAAGCCATCACAGCCTCAAATTTGGGGCATTAAAGACGATGTTTAGTCATGATGCAAATCCCAGTTTGCAAAATCGGTCCAATTTTACCACATCGTCGCTAGGGTCGTTTAATCGCTCAGCCACGAGTTTTGGGGGTTGAGGTCTACTCTCCGGTATGGAATTTCGGGGCAAAGGCATTACAGGCTCAAATTTGGGGCATTGGCGAGGGTTCTTGTTCGTGAATCTTTCCCCATCCAGACAACAACGGCTGGTCAAATCGTTTTTTGGTTCAGCTAGGGGATGGATCGTGGGGTGGTGGTTTTGGGTTCCTTGACCCCCTCTGAATCAAACTGTCGCACCAACACCACACCACCCCTCCCCAGGATGGTATTATATAAAACCCCCTAGGGGGTTTATATATAATAACCCTCCGGGAGTGGGGGATATTTAGCAAAATCTAGGTTAGTGCCATTCTGAAAGCCGCAGAAAACAAAGGGTGGCACAGGATGGCAACAGAATGCAAATCCATAATCTCCGTTTTGCCATTCTGGAGCAAAAACTTCCAGAACCCATAAAATATAAGGATTCCAGGATGGCAAGACACTAGTCACCCCAACGGCATGACGAAAGGTGGATATGTCTAAAAAATAGGCATAAAGGCATTGGGGTGGAGGTGAGGTTAAAATAGGCTTAACACAAGGAGCCACAAGGCTTTGAGGCGGTTTTGAGGGGATGGTAAACCTTGACTTTTCCCACGAAATAGCCCACCATGGGCCCTGTTAATGTTGTTTTTAGCAAGGATGGTTCAGCAGATGACTTTTATGCCTGGAAAGAGCGGAAATCCTCATGGTCGGCCGAAGCGCATCGATCCTTTATCCCAACGATTACAAGCGTTTTACAACAAACATCAAGCGGATATCGACAAAGTCGGTGAAGTAGCCTTGAAGAAGGCTGTGGTTGAAGGCGAACCTTGGGCCGTTAAGCTTTGCATGGAGTACTTCTACCCCAAGCCAGGAAAAACAGTGGCTATCAGCAAGGAGGAGACGAGCTCAGTCAATCTGAGCATCCATTCTTTCACTCAATCCTTGAGCTTTGAGGATAAGCGCGAGTTCCTTCGGATGTGGACGAAGAGTAAAAGGGGCACGCCAGCGTTTAGATCTGTAGTCGAGGGTGATTGTGTGACGGTGGAAGAGGATGTCTTCAAGGGGGATAAAGAGGGCTGATTGGTAACATTGTGGTAGAATCCGATCATTTGCCTGCTTTAGTCTGTTGTTTCATAAGGCCTTTGGGAGATAGAGCGTCTGCTCGTACATCAGAAGGTCGTCGCGTTATCGATCATCAATCCAATGAAAATATGGCTTTACAAGTATCTAAGTATATGGATGATATGCTAAAAGTATTGAATACTTCCATTTATTGATTTTTTTTTTGGACCCTGGGGGGCAGGGGTGAGGGGTATTCAATTCACCAACCCCCATACCCCCCTTGAGGTTAATGGCAGGCACGGTTTGTCCTTGTTTTTGGACGCGTTTCTTAAAACACGTTTCCTTGAAAAAATCCCCCAAAAATGCTAGGATTTTCCTAGGTTCCAGCTGATTTTTAACCCCCCCCCTTTGGATGTGTTTTGTATGCTTAATTCTCAGGCAGCGGATAAGGTCGCTGAGACCCTGTTCAAACAGTTTGCTTTTTACCAACCTACCCCAAAACAGTTGGCGTTTCATGAGGCCGGCCTTCTAGCCTCCGAGCGATTGTTTCTAGGGGGTAACCGGACCGGTAAGACCAACGCTGTGTGTATGGAAATGGCCATGCACCTCACAGGTGTCTATCCCGACTGGTGGACAGGCTATCGGTATCGGCGACCCATCCAAGCCATCTCGGCTTCTATCAGCCTAAAGGACACCCGGGATATCTTACAAAAGAAACTGTTTGTGGGTGACATTGATGGCTCCATGCCACCCATCTTGCATGAAAGCTACATTGTGGAGAAGACCCACACGACGATTGCCGGCGCTTGGGATATGGTCAAGATTCAGCATATTTCTGGGGGCGTGTCTGAATTAAAGTTTAAAGCTTTCCAACAGGGCGAATCGTCTTTCCAAGGGGTGAAGGCCGACTTTATCCATCTGGATGAGGTGCCCAACTTTAAGGTCTATCAAGAAGCCCTGGTGCGGACCACGTCCTTTGATCACGAGAAAACCTTCCTCGTGTGCTCTATGTGGCCAGAGAGGGGCAAAGATGATCTCATCTCCCACTTTCTGGACTATGCCCCTGAAGGAGAAATTAGAAACGGTCGCTTTTACATTATGGCCAGCTGGGCTGACAACCCCTACCTCAAGGAAGAAGAACGGGAACGTCTTCGCCAATCCGTGCCAGCGTGGCAATTAGAAGCCCGCGAACATGGCATCCCGGTGTTTGGTCAAGGTAAAGTCTTTACCATGAAAGAATCCCAGATCTTTGTGGACCCCTTTGAGATTCCCAAACACTTCGCTTTTGTGTATGGGCTTGACCCCTCTTCGTCGTCAGGTGGCACCTGGGGATCCGTCCTTCTGGCCCATGACCGAGATCATGACATTCTTTACGCTGTCGCTGATTACAAGCTCAGCAATGCGACGCCCACAGAACATGCCTCTAATCTGTCTCGGATCATTCCTGACTGGTGTACTGGTATGGTGGATCCAGCAGGCGCTGGCGAGAACATGCACACCAAAGAAAAGACAATTGATTTCCTACAAAACCGTTCAGGGTTGCGCCTGCTCAAAGCGTATAAAGCCAACAACACCAAAGAAGCCATGATTGATGAAATCTATGAACGGGTCCGAGGCGATCGTTTTAAGATTTTCTCAGGCACAAAGGGAATCGGCTGCTGTCATCTGGTGACCGAGTGGCGGCAATACGCTAGGGATGATAATGGTTTGATCCTCAAAAAGAACGACCACTGCATCGATGCGCTCTTTTATGCCTTGAACGGCTTGGCGTATGCTCGCACTGAAACCCAGTTTGCTCAAGAAAGAAGTCCCCGCTGGCAAGAGGCAGGATACCTATAAACCAGTCCTTTACAAAAGCTCCAAAAATACCCTAAATCACCCGCTGATATAGGTTTCAAATGTTGACTGCGTGATGTATAATAAATCTAATTAGATTATTAATTAAAATCTCGACATGGACTTAAAGTGCCAAATTGATCTTAATAGTAATAAATACGCTATAAATAGCTGTTTTGTGATTAATTCGACAGCCTTTAATGATCTTGCTAAAGACTGAGTTAACTTTGATATGGCTTATCCTTTGTCTTCTTCCCGTCAAAAGGCCCTGACCACGGCGCAGGAGTTTTTTCGCATGGCTAACCTCCATCCGTCATCGGCAGAGTTCCGTTTAAAATGCCTTAATGATTATGGTTTTTATGATGGTACTGGCCAATGGGAAGCTCATGATTTACGGATCCTACAAGAACGGGGTCAGTTGCCTATTACGGTGAACATTTGTAAAGGATTTATCGATAACCTCTCTGGCGTTGAAATCCAATCTCGATACCGTATCGCGTGCCGTAACGATTCCCAAAACCCCGAAGATGATGCTTTGGCGGATGCCTTAACCCATCTGCTGTTTCATATCCAAGAAAACCAAGAAATCCCCTACAAGGGATCGTTAAAGTTTCGAGATTCCCTCATTTGTGGTCTGGGTTGGAGCTACCTTTACCAAGAAGATGGTGTTGTGTCGTATGATTATGTACATCCCTTCAACATGCTCCCTGACCCCGATGATTTGACACCCCAATACACGGCTATGAAATACGTCTGCCGCAAACGCTGGATGCGCCCTGATCGGGTTAAAGCGCGCTGGCCGCATACCGCTAAAGACATCGATTTCAGTGGGGACTTTGGGTATTACCAGGGAATGGAAAGTCCTGAGTTGATGGATCGAGAAGCCCTGTATACGGATCCTAATCTAGGTAACGGCACCAATCGCAGTCGGGTGTTGGTGGTGGAAGTCCAATACAAGGTGCCCGCTAAAATTTATAGGGGCTTGGATACCCAAGGACGATCGTTTGAGACGTTTCAGCTTGAAAAGGCTGAATCTCTGGCAGGGTCGGAAAAAAACCTAGAAGAGGTCCAAGGCGAACGCCTCATGCGTACCTTGTTCTTGGATAATACGCTTCTCGAACATGCACCGTTAGACGCCACGTTTCCGGATCAAAAGGATTTCAGTTACATCCCGATCGTCTTTCAGCGCCGGTTTAAGACAGGGGTACCCTATGGCCTCTTGGAAAGCATGAAGGACATCCAGCGTGACTGTAATGTGCGGGTGACCAAATCCGTCTATGCTATCAATTCGGCGAGGGTGGTCTTTGAAGGGAACCCCATGCCAGGGAGGGACATTGAAACCATTCGTAAAGAACTCAAAATCGCTGATTCTGTCATCCTGCTTCCCAAAGACTCCAAGTTTCAGGTCTCCAGTAATAGCCAACTGGGGGAAGAACAGCTGAAGATTGTGGAGTTATATTTGAACCTGATTCAACGGGTCACCGGCATTTATGATGAAATGCTGGGGATCCCAACCAATGCCACCAGTGGGATTGCTCAAAACATTCGCCAAGTCAACTCTGTGCGGAACAATGTGTTCGCCTTTGACAACTTCTCGCAGATGAAGAAACGTGAAGCCCGATTTTTATTAACCCTTCTCCAAGCCGGAGGTGAAGAGAACCTGGCGGTGGAGATTCTCAACCCCGAAGAGCGTAAACGCATCATTTTAAATCTTACCCGGATCATCGATGGCAAGCCGGTGGTCTTTAATGATATCCGCACCTTGCCTTTGTCCTTGTATGTCGAAGAAGTCCCAGATTACCAAAGCTCGTTTGCAGAACAAAAAGCCACCTTTGAATCCCTTCTCAGCAATGCCCATGCTCAATGGTTGATGTCCTCGCCAGAGCTACTAAGACGCCTCGGGGTCAGAGACCCTGAAACCGTTGCCAAGGAGATGCAAGCAGCGATGCAACAAAAGACCATGATGGAACAAGGTGTTGCTGGGCGAGGTCAGCCTATGCAGTTCCCTGGGCAATCCTCTCATCCACAACAACCCTCTATCCCTCAAACACCAGGAGTGCCATGATGACAAACATTTTTAAACAGGAGAATAATCCAAATGAAACCCAAAGTGCCAAAACACTTGAAGAAATGGGTGGCCCTTTTCTCAAAAATAGCCTGGATAAAGATACGATCTCTGATTTATTTAAAGATCGCGATTGGAACCCTTCTTCTGACAGAGATCAGAAAATACCTGAAAAGCCGTTACCAAAAAAACCCTCTTCCCCCGAAGAAGACGTCAACAGGGATACCATTTCTAAACAAGAAGAAAAGGATGAAGGCGAACCCCAACCCAAAAAACAAGAAACGCCGGTAGAGCTTCAGCGCCTGCAAGAAGAACTAACCAAGACCCAAAAACGCCTGACTGAAAACCAACAGTATGGCCGGCAAAATGCCCAGCGTTTAAAGAATGCTCTAAAGCTGACCAAAGAGTTTATGGAAGAAGGCTCATTAAGCGAAGAAGAAGCGGCTAAACTCATGGGCACGTTGGACACTGATGCTGAAGAGGATCTGTCTTCCTATTCCCCTCATCCCTTTGGAAAAGTGCTAGCCATAGCCAATCAGGAACTCGAGAATATCCGTAAATATACCGATGATGCTAGCTTAGATGATAAAATCCGAGCTTTTGATTATTTCCTGATGGTTGCCTCCAAAGAAGACCAAGACCAGGCCTTAGAAGACTTGACGGATATGAAAGACAACCCTCTTAAATTAGCTAAAGCGATGCTTGAAAGAGGGCAACGGTACCAAACCTCTTACCAAGAAATGAAAGCCGCTGGCAGCCTTTATGACTTGCTCAACAAAAAAGATCAAACCCTCGCAGATTTAAGGAAAAACCTTGACAAATTAACCAAAAAACTGGCACAGTATGAGGACTACGACAAGCCACGATACCGTCTGGATGAGATGGGTGAATCCGAAGAAGCTGCTTCCCAAGATTCCATCAGTTCTTTGTTCAACGATCGTGACCGTATAAGAAGAAGATAGAAAAGCCTCGCCATTATAGGCCCTTTTCAACTCTTCCGCTTGGATGGAAAGTCGATTGAGGTAACAGGAAGACAGCCCTGGTCATAATCAAGGCTCCTCTCTTCCTCGGTTAATTTCAGTCCCTCCTTTTTTGAAAAGACGAAATAGAAATATTTTTTGTTTTTTTAAAGCCTGAAGGAGGTTTTTGACCATGGCTCTCTATCCTGTCCCTGCTCCCGGTTATAACGGGATCAACCAAAACCTGTTTCCATTTGAAGTGGCCTCTTCTTTGTTCAAAGAATGGGTTCAAATCACGCCTCTCTACAATCTCATAGGCAATGAGCCCACCCGTCCGATTGTGCGGAAGAAACTGGGACCTAAAGAAGGCCTCCAATACCGCATGGGCAAACTCCAAGCCCTGGACTATAAAAACCCCATCGTCAACTTCGATCAACGCCGCGGTAATGCGCAACAGCAAAAGGTCGATTATGATGCGGTCAACGTGGATTTTAAAAGCTTTTTGGTTCAGATCAAAGGCTATGACATCCTCAATTACGGAACCCCCATTGAGTTGCCACCTTATGCGAGAACGCAGCTTGTCGAGGCTTTCTCACGGGCCTTAAACCGCGATTTATTTTTAGCCGCTACCACCGGGGCTTATCCAAACATGACCAATGGCGGCGCCAACTGTAACGTGGCCAACACCATCCCTTCCTATGACCGAGCGGTGATGGCTGGGTTAACCCCCACATTAGCTCAGTACTACGCCAATGCTGCGTTTCCGGTGTTGTTCAATGCCACCAACCCCGCGCCTGCCAACAATGGCCTCAGTGCAACGCACCTTAAAAACCTAAAATTAACGGCGGAACGCGGCGGCACAGCCATTAACCGAGAAGATGCGATTCAACCTGCTTACGTTCGAAACAAAGCCGGTTGGCCGATGAACAAATACATTTATCTGGCCCATCCGGAGAGCTTAACTTCCTTATTCGCCGATCCCTTATTTTCCACTTCGACCTTTAATCGAGGCACGGTCATCGATGCTGAGAATACGCCTCAAACCTTGAATGGGGCCGATTACATCGGGGAATTCTTTGGTATCAGCATCTATTCCTGCAAGGACTTGTATGAGTTTGAATTTACCAGTGCTGCCAACAATCACCGCATCGCTTGGAACCTGTTTATCGGCGCTGGGGCTTGGTCATTGGGTTGGGCAGAAGAACCGATGCTGGGCATGGAAAATGATCTGGTGGAAAGGATTCAGTTGTACTTTGGTCATGAGTTTCGGGGGCAAAAGATGCTGAAGTTTGCCAGTCAGCAAAATGCCAGGAACGCAGCCACCAACTTAGCGACCACAGTGGAACAAGGGATTTTGCATTCCTTTGTAGCCTTGACTTAAAGCAAAGCTGGAAGAATTTCCATTCGTAAAAAACCCCTGGGGAATAATCCCCTAGCGGGATGACCTTAAAACGATAAAGGAGATAAAAATGACCAGTGTTATCCGATATGTAAAAAGCACCACAACCGCGCCCAACGTCAATACAGCAGTCGGCTCAACAGGCAGTGACTATCAGCTTGTGGCCTTTGACATAACGACTACAGCCGGCATTGCCCAAGGAGCCAATTCCAATATTCTCACCTGGACAGGGGCTGGGAAGATCAAGTCGATCCAAAACGTCTTTATTAGAAATCCCGCTGATGGCGAAGTCATTCCGATGGGAGAAGTGGATCAAGCCACCCATACCATCATCACGCTCAATGATACCGGCAAAATCATCAACCTCAGTGTTCCTGGAGGGGGTGCTGCTCTGGATGCGGGGTGTGTGGTGTCGTTATTGTTGGTCATTGGTAACTATTAAGGGCCTAGGAGCGTTCTCTTGACTTTTCTTATTTTAGTTCTCCTCTTTTTGCTGTTCCTCATGAGCAAATTCTTTTCCAATCAGGGTTTTTGACTATGACGGTGGTACAGCTCTTAACATTGATGGGCCATTTATCTCTCGGCAATGATAATATCACGGCCGGTGAGCGGTCTATTTTCTTGCAATACCTGAACCTTGCGCACTATGAGCTTTATCAAGTCACAGCCACCTTTAACCAGGACTTGTACACCAAACAAGAAATCAATAAACCCGCCAATGTTGGCCTCATCGACCTGCCTGAAAAACCGTTTGTGATGGGAGGGGTCTCTGTGCCTTCTTTAAGAACCACCCTTAAGAAGATTTCCATCCAACGCGCACTGGAAATGGACCCAGAGTTTAAAAAACCGGGACCCCTGACAAGTTATGTCCTGAAGAAAAACACCATCCTCTTGGTGCCCTATCAATCCATGCCTTTGGATGTTGTGATTTGGTATATCCCAGAGGTTGCTCCCTTGACCGAAGATACTCAAGAGTCAAACATCCCCTATCCCTTAGCTTATCATCCCGTGTTAGTCGATGGGGCTTTGTATTATCTGTTTCAAGAAGAAGGGGGGTTTAAAAATGCCCAAAAAGCCTTGGCTGCTGAACAACGGTGGGAGATGGGACAATCTCGCTTGTTGAGTTATCTCTATAACGCCAGTGGCGAAACTCTTTCAACCTTTATGAATGTGTAACGCTGATGCTACAAGAAGGCAATTACACGGTTTTAGAGTTTTATCCCCCAACCGAAGGGATGAACCGGCTGATAGCCCCAGAAGCGCTTCCTCAAGGTTTTGCAAGTTCCTTGGAAAATATCCTCCCAACGCCTCTGGGTTCAGCGACGGTACGCTATGGCACCCGTCGGTTACAAGGCATGACCTTGGATGCGGATGCCTCCATCTTGGAAGCGTTTCCCTTTTCAATGCCCAATGGGGATAAGCAAGCGGTTCTGTATGTCCAAACCTTTGTCCATGACGCCACGGCACAAAACTTTGCCGTCTTGAACCCGCAGAGCTTCCGGTTTGACACCACCAATGCCGTTGCTTTTCAAACCGACACCCCGGTTAAAATCGAATATACCCATCGAGGCGATACCACTCTCTATTCTTCGATTGTGAATAAAACTGTCACAGGACAGACCGTGACCATAACGGTAGAAACCAATTCATTTCCGTTTCCCGTTGATGGTGTGACGCTTCATCGGGTGAGTTTTGCCCAAGGGTGCCTGTATGTTTATGATTTTCAAACGGCGACTTTAAGACCCGTGCTTAAAACCGGCCTCAGTGCAGGTTGCGTGCCAAGGTCGGTGACCTTCTTAAACAAACTGCTGATTTGTAATGGCGTGGATCGGGTTCTTATTTGGGATGGCGACACCCTCAGTGAGATGATGGAGTTTGTCAAAGAAGAAGCCACCCAGATCACACGCTTGGATGACCGACGGTTTTCTTTTTCCTGTACGGATAGCTTTGAGGCTTCTCATTATGTTGCAGATCGTATCATCCAGCTGCGGATCAATGGCTCTACCAGACGGCGAACGGTTGTCAATGCTGTCAGAGCCGGCAATACCGTGACCGTCACGGTCAGTATGAACATTCCTGCCTTTGTGGCTGATCATACGGAAATCCTTTACCAAGATTGGCCCCCAGCCTTTAGTTTTCTATCGGTCGCCCATAACCGACTTTGGGCTTTGGGTCCGGGGGCTGTCGGTCTGAAGTATCGAAATCCCGACCAAGCCTTGCGGGTCCATTTTAGTTATCAGTCCAATACCTTAAACGGCTGGTTTAATCCCACTACCAAGACCGTGCCCAGTATCAATCTGGCAGAAGGGCATGGCAGTCCTGATAATCTTGAAGCGATCGCTTTTGTGAATGGCCTCATGGTGTTCATGGGACGGCATAAGACTCAAGTCTGGACAGGATCAGAACCTTTAGGGGGATCGATTGACCCCACCAAGCCCAAGTTTGAGTTTTCCTCTCTGTTACCCATTGGTATTGTGCATGGCAATTTGGTGGTGGACATGGCCAATGATCTCTACTTTGTCAGTCAAAATGGCCTGTTATCGTTTAGTACCCTCAACATAGCCAGACAGTTTGCCGCCACGTCCAGTGACAGTGTGGATCCGTTAGTCAGGCAATACGTCAGCTCCACTACAACCTCCAATCAAGCCTATCGGGCATGTCGGTCTTTCAAATACCAATCCGGTGCCTTCTGTGGCTTTAAGATTGGCCTCAATAAGGTTTTGGTCTCTCTCTATTCAGCTAATCTGTATGCTTGGACGCTGTTCTCGGGGGATTTTGCCAAAGCCCAAACATTCTTGTCTGATTTGGATAATACTTTGTATCTGTTGATCGATAATCAACTATACCAATATGCTGATAGTACCGATTCGATCCCTGTTTATGGGGATAACAATGGAAAGGATTTAATATCCTTTTTATGGACGCCGCCCGTTATTAATTTTCCAGGCAAACGCTATGCCAACAAGCGTTATGAGATTGCCTGTGATTACCCCTCGAGCTTTGTCCTCAAAGACCAAAACACTGTCTGCTTGATGATTGCAGGGGATTTACGCAAGACCTTTCAGCTCCAGGATGACTATAAGCTTCAGTTTAAAGGCGACAGCGTGGGGGAGACGCCTTTTGTGAATCCCGCTGATGTAGGTTCCAACCCCAATGATCCGAATGAAGACGCTTTAGGGTTTCGCTTCGATGAACCCTATGGTTTTGTCAAAGGGCGTCTCAAGTTCCTCAGCTCCAGCTTTAGCTTGACCCTGACGGGCTCCACCCTCAGTGGCCCCCTAGTATTTAAAAAGATTCGTCTCTTTGGAATTGTGGAAAGGAGTTCGTAATGCCATTACCCACCAACAATAGCAGACCCAGTTTACCCTATACACCGGACCAATCCTTGCCCAATAACCAACGGTTTAATTTACTGGGCAAACGACCTCCGACAGCTCAGATGTTAGATGCGGAATTCAATTCCTTACAAGACGATGTCAATATGTTGGCCCATGGGATTAACGAGGTGGAAGCTGGCAATATTCCTGGATTTGATGATCCCTTGAATGCCAACAAGGTGTTAAAGACAGACGGTCATGGCACGTTATCCTTCACGCTGATCAACAGCAATCAGATGGCTCCTAATTCTGTCGTGGAAGCGGCTTTAGCGCCCCAAAGTGTGACAAGCCCCAAGATTGGGGATGGTGCTATTACATCCGCTAAAATTGCTAGTGACTCCATTCAAAACCGACATCTTCAAGCCAATTCGGTGAACACAAATGAACTGGTTGATCAAGCAGTAACGTCAGAAAAGTTAGCCCCCATCTCCGTGCAGACAGCGTCTATAGAAGATCAAGCGGTGACCACAGATAAGATTGCGGATCGAGCCATTACGACAGCAGAGATTGCCGATCGGGCCGTCACAACAGCCAAAATAGCCAATGCAGCGGTATCAACGCTTCAGCTGGGCTTAGGAGCGGTTACCACGAATGAGTTGAGTAACCTGGCGGTAACCAACCCTAAAGTTGCCCTGAAGGCCATTCGAGATACCAACATTGATGCTCAAGGATCTGCTACCAGTACGGTCCTCATGGCCACAGGGTCTGGGAATGTCAGTTTTAACAAAATATCTTCGGCGTCTTTTGATGGCTCGTTGATCCAAGACGGAACAACCCTTGGTTCGATCAATGGTTACAGTCTAGGCGCTGTGGGTGGCCTCATCTTTTGTATGTTCCAGATCATTTCTGGAAGTGATTCAAGCCTTCAATGGAAAGGATTTAACATTCGAAGAGCCACCTGCACTATGGAGGATGATTTTGGTGACTGCCTTGTCACGGTTACTTATAGGCGTCGCTCGCCAGGGCATTTGATTGGTTTTGCTGCGAGTAATATCTATTCTCCCACCTACTCAGACACTGGCTTTACATACAGGACACCTCACCATACAACTGCCTCCTATTTGATATTAGCCTACTTACCAGAAGGCAGTTAAAGGAGAACCGTATGCCTCTTCCCACCAATAAAAGTCGCCCCTCTCTCCCTTATGAGCCTGATCAATCGTTGCCCAATAACCAACGTTTTGATCTGCTGGGAAAAAAGCCGCCCACAGCGGAAATGTTGGATGCAGAGTTTAATGCCGTAACGGATGATATCAATCTTTTGGCCCATGCTATTAACGAAGTGGAAGCGGGGAATATCCCTGGGTCTTCTGATCCTTTAAATGCCAACAAAGTGTTGAAAACGGATGGACAGGGGAACCTGTCATTTGTCTTGGTGAATGCGGCGCAATTGGCTCCCAATGCGGTGGTTGAAGCGAGTTTATCATCTCAAAGTGTCACGACAACCAAGATTGGGGATGGCGCGGTGACGCAAGCCAAACTGGCCGATGGATCAGTTCAGACCAGAAACCTTCAAGAGAGTTCTGTGACAACCGATAAGCTTGCCGATAGAGTTATCACCTCACCCAAACTGGCGAGCGAATCTGTTCAAAGACAGCACTTGGTGGCCTATGCAGTAGATACTGACGAACTGGCCGATAATGCCGTTACGACCCCAAAGCTGGGCGCTTTAGCGGTAACGGCAGAGAAGCTCGCTTCTTCAGCAGTCACAACAGACAAAATGGCGAATTTAGCGGTAACCAATCCTAAAATTGCCCTCAAGGCTATTCAGACAACCAACCTTGATTCTCAAGCGGCTGCCAGTGGCACGGTTCTTATGTCTCAAGGATCTGGCAACACAACGTTTCAAAAGGTTGGGAGTTCCAGTATTGATGGCTCTTTGATCACCAGAGGAGCGGTTTTAGGATCGACCGATGGCTACACCCTTTCCCCTCAATTTCTGCCAGTGTTTTCTATTTTTGAGAACTTAGGGCCCCCTTCCTTTGGGCAATGGAGAGGATACAACATCCGAAGAGTGGTGATAGGAGGGAGCGGCGCCCCCACACCTTATTCGTTAAGAATCACCTTTAATGGGGGTTATGATTCAGATGAGTATGATCGGTATTGGTTATGGAACCCAGGGGCATATTATTCCTTTCATTTTAGAGGTGACCCCAGTTATCCAAGCCATCTTCCCAAAAATTGTGATCTCATCATCCCTCTCAATGGTCAATCGAACAATAAATTCCTTCTTTATTATTACCCTGAAACGAGTTGACACTCATGACGATTACCTTTCAAAACCTATCGCCTGAAGACGTTTGTACAAACCATCCTCGGTATTATCGAACGGATATTACCTGTTTTTTGATCCTGAAAGATCAAATATCGGCAAGGGCCTCCCCGGCTGGGCTTTATGGCCTGATCGATCGGGGTATCGATCCTGTGACAAACGTTCGTGAAGCGGAAGCGTTTTTAACCATCTTTCCTGCCTTTCGACACCAAATCCTTGGGAAGGGCTTTTTCTTAGGCTTGTTTGATCATGCGTTCAAGTCAGGGTTTGAGAAAGTCTATACCTGGACCCGCCTTACCAGTTGGCAAAAGCTTTTGGATCGGTTTGAGCCGTTAAGCATCCATCGTCTGGAAACCCCACCCGCCTGGAGTCTCGACTCGTCGGACATTGATCCAACAAAGGTTTGGTTCCTGAAACAAAAGAAAAAGGAGGTTTGATATGTGTTTTGGTGGTAATGATTCTGCTCCTCCTGCTCCGTATTATCCGCCGGTACCGCCGCCTGAAGAATTGATGGATGTGATTGACCATGTGACAGGGACCCAAGCGATTACGGTGGTGGGTGCTGATGGCAAGAAAAAACGGGTGATTGAACGGTTACCCAGAACCCCGGAGGAACAAGCCTTGTATGACCAGGCCGGTGACTTAATGACGCAGGCGATTACAGAGATACAACGCCTCAATGAGTATGATCCCTCAGCTCTGGTGGACTTTGCCCCGTTTGTTCAGGTGATGAATGATCTGAATACCGAGCGTAGGCAAGATATGGAAGAATTAGCTCGGGTTCCTGACTTTAATGGGTATGTCCAAAACTTTAAAGACATGAACAAAAGGGTTTTGGAAGAAGAATTCACCAGGCAACAAAATGAAGGCCAAGAATATCTCAACCGTCGAGGGTATGGCGATAGCACCGCCGCCATTGAAATGCGCAACACCTTGGGCAAAAACAAGGCCCAAGCGTTGGAAGAAAGCCAAGTACGAGGGGATCTATATGGACAACAGCTCAAAGGGGCTGACTTAGCCAACCGACAAGCAGCGTATGGTCTTCGAGAACAAGGACGCATGGGTCAGTTGCAACGAGCCCAGATGGAACATCAGTTAAGGTTAGATCAAAGGAACCAGCTGGATACAGCCCGTCAACAAGCCCTGCAGAACCAGATGGGCCTCTTTAATGTTGGTGCTGGGATTCGGGGCGAAGATGCCAACAGAGCCATGGCGAGCCGGGCTCCTGATTTAGCCAATACGATCTTTCAGCAAAGCAATATGGACAGTCTCAACCGTCATCAGGCTCAAATCAATCAGATTAACGCCCAGTATCAAAACCAAATGGCCCAGTATCAAGCCACCCCTCCCAGCTTTGGCGATACGATGTTGCATCTTGGGGGTATGGGTATCGGAGCGTATTTTGGCGGTCCCATGGGGGCGATGATGGGGTCTCAATTTTCTAGCACTGCCACGGGAAGAAGGAGATAAAAAATGTCCAATCCACACATTGAGATGATGAAACAAAATAGATTTCAACAAAAAGCCGGACAAACTGCAAGCAGAGCGGGTGTTCAGAATTTAGGACTCCTTGGGGCCATGGCCAAGCAAGGCCATGATATCCAAGCCAATGCCCCTGATCCCAGAAACGATATGGCTGACCTCTTGGGTAAAGCAGGAAAAGAGGTGACAGGGAATCGTCCCGCACGAGGATGGCGAGCGTTGCTATCCGGCATGCTAGCGGGTGCCGCTGCGGGTCTTAAAGGCAAAGTGTCTCAAGAAAAGAAGGAACAAGCCGAAAAGGTTGGACGTGTCTTTGAGTGGCTAGAAGCCAATGGCATGGCCATGGCTGAGAAGAACAAACAGCATGAGCTCAAGATGCAGGCAGAAGAAGAGTTGGAACCTCTCTTAAAAGATTACTCCCAGAATATGATGACCATGGCACCCTTAGCCAAAGAAAAGTATGCCGAGCATATCTTAGGCAGACTGAACGAGATCACGGGTTCTGATTATGAACTGTCGTCTATTGATCAGGTAAACCCGTTAAAGATCACCGTTAAAAGCCCATCAAACGGCAATGCCCTGTTTGTGCAAGACTTTAGCAAAAGAGTGGGTGGGGTCAATGCTGATCTGTATCAAAAGGCCGTTGACTTTGAAAGCCAAAAGTTCTCCCAAGAGAATCAACGCATTGCCATTGCCCAACAAAACACAGAAGGGCGCTGGAACCCTCAAAAACAGTTTGAGGTGGGCCTTGGTAAAGAAGGCGCTAAAAAGCTTGTCGATTCTATTAAGAAAGCCGAACAAGAAAACGCCACCTTGGAAGATGTCTTATATGCCACCAAGGAAGCCAGAGACCTTCTCTCCTCAGGCAAAGTGATCGCCGGTTCAGACTTAAGCGCCTATCTGCAACGCCTGACTGGCAAGGCCTTTAATACCGAAGGCATGACCGCGACGCAACTGTATGACACAGCTGCAGCCCAACTCTATGAGTTTGCCAAGGGGAACATCTCGTTTGGCAATACTAATCAAAAAGAATTTGAGTTTTTAACCAGTCGGATTCCTGAATCCTCTAAAACCCCTAAAGCCTTAGCCATGATGTTGGACCGGTTTGAGAAGAAGATTGAACGCAAAATGGCCAAGAATGAAGCCTTGATCAGCAAGATTCCTGATTACAGTCAGGGTTTGGAATCCAGGTCAGCGGGACTCATGCCTCAGGGAGGAACACCACAAGCAGGGGGGCAATCCGGTATTCAGGAACAACAAAGGACGTTTAAAGTCAAAGCGCCTAATGGTGCTATTGTTTTAGTGCCGGAATCTGAGATTGATGACGCCATCTCTCATGGTGGAACGGTGGTGCAATGATGGTTTCTAATTACTGGGATCGCTTCGCAAAAGTCGGTGAATCGCAAAACCAAGACAATACTTCCAATTATTGGGGACAGTTCCAAAGTGCGGAAGTAGGAGAATTATCGGAGCCACCAATAAACAATGATGGGGTACCACCCCAAGAACAACAACAAAATCACGGTCAAGATTCTTCTTTTTGGGAAAAGACCAAGCGTATTGCCGGCGTGGCTGCTCATGGCTTTTCTCAAGGTGTGGGAGGACTGGCTGATATAGCTGCCATAGCTGAGCAACGAAACACGCCTGAAGGATTTCCTTCAAAGACCGAGGTGGGGGTTGAGAAACAAACCTCGTCTGTTCCTTCTGATCCTGTCATCGCCGACTTTCTGGGTCAAAAGGTCAATCAGCTGTTCGGAAGCAACCTAAACCCGCAAGATGCCTTTGAGAAGTTTGTCCATTTGGCTGGTGAATTTTCGGTACCGATTCCTGGATTAGGGATTGCCAAGACTGGTGCAAAAGTAGCCAGTCTACCTATGAAGGCTTTAAAGCATGAAGCGTTAGCCGCGGGGGGAGCAGCAGGTATCACGGCAGCAGACGAAGCCGGCGTGGAAAGCACACTGGGCAAGATGGCAGCTGGTATTGGTGGGACGACGGCTGTAACGGCTTTAGGGGCCGTTAATCCAAAAGCATTAGCGTTAACTTTGGCGGGATTTGGCAAGAGCCAGCTGAAGACCAAAGCTTTAGATGCCGCCAAAAGAATTGGCGTTGATTTACCCGGTGTGGCGGCGACCGATGCCGTCGCTCCAGCCGCTGCCCATAATCTGATCAGTCGCATTCCGTACTTTGGTGACAAGATTCGAGAAACCCTATCTAAGACAGGAGAACAGTATCAGCGGTCCTTTGAGGAGTTGTTAGATAAAGTCTCGCCTCCGTTAACCGAAGATTTGTCGCAGGTGGCAAAAAGAATTTACGCCCCTCTAGAAAACCTTCTCCCTGCTACCGATACCATTGATCCGACCCCTTGGCTTCAAGAGATCAAGAAACTGGAAACCAAGCTGCAATCGGTTGCGAAGTCTGAACCCACCAAAAAGCTTTTAGGCGTTTTTAGGGAAATCAAGCAGAACTTGGAGGGCAAAACACAAGAAGCTCTGCCAGAGTATCTGGCAACGGCTTCAGAGACCGTCAAGAAGTCCCTGGAAAAGCAACTCCAGGAAGGGGCCCCTGCCGTTAAACCGATTACTGTTCAAGAGGCGGTACGGCAAAAAATAGAATTTAACAAGATGATGAAAGACAAGAATCTGTTTGATCGAGCGGATAGCGATAGCTTGTCTTATCTTCACAATCTTCAAGCCACCACCAAAACCATGTTAGAAGACTATGGCAAGCAAAATCCTGCCTTCTTACAAGCCCTTAAAAAAGCTGACTTGGAATACGGTGCCTACGCCAAAAGGGAGAATTTAGAAGGGTTATTGGGTGAAAAGCTATCGAGCTTGATCACCGAAGAACCTCAGTACAATCCCCTCATTAAAGCCCTTCAAAAGAAGGACAATCAGAAATTCCTCAAAAACAACCTCGGCCCTGAGAATTACCAAAAGCTTGGTGATTACGTCGACGTCGCCAAGGCCATGGAGAGTATCAAGCGCAATAATCAAAACCCTTCGGGATCGGGATGGGTTGGGGCCCTGGCAAGCATTGCAGGCGGTCTCTATGCAGCACCAGCCTATACAGCCAGTCTTTTAGCAGCAACCCAGGCTGGCACCAAGCTTCTCACCAGCAAACGATTTATCACCCTGGCTCATCGGTATGCCAAAAACCCCACCCAATCGACCGCTCAAAAACTAGAAGCCATTATAAAAGAGACAACAGGTAAGTCCTCTAACATTCTAAGCCAAGAACTGGGAGAGATTCAGAAACGTCAAGAAACATCAACCCATAACAAAGAAGAGTGAGTCAAGCGTATGCGTATTTTTAAACCAACCCCAATCTCCAAAATGATCTTGTGTGTATTTCTTCATCTCGCAGTCTGTCATTTCCTATCAGGATGCTCTGGTCCTGTTGTTGCAGAAATCGCCGAAGGCGTAACCGAGGGGATCATCGATCAAATAGAAGAATACGTCCAGGAGAAGAACCACAAGAAGTAA